TCTAGCTGCGGATCACCCTGTAATGATCCATAATCTCTTGTAGGTGGAACTCTGAATAGGAATGAAGTATAAATCTGCACCACATTCTTACAGTGGTTATCTATCGGAGTATTCTCTGCTCGTTTTAAATACTCCTCATCAGTTTCTAAAATATATCTATTAAGTTGATATCCGTCTTGGTAGTCCTGACCACCCAAATATGACATTAAATGGAAATGCCAATCTTTAAACTTTTCTTGATAGTGCTTATGTCTGGATGTCAAAAATTCTCTACTGTATAATGCCATTAACTCCACCTCTGGGGTTTGTTAGGTTTAAAATCCCTTCTTACAGGGTATAAATATTCCACTAAATATCCTAATGCGTCATTCATATGATCATAATTGTTATCTTTATCAGGTATGGTCGTGCCTTCCTTATAAATTTGTCTTTCAATGCTTTTTAGCACATTTTTACAATGATTAGCAATAAATAAAGTTCTAACTCCATTTGCGTTCTTCAATTTAGTGTTCACTGCATTAATCCTATCTCTAATAAGTGGATGTGTATTTCTAACTCTTAAATTAAATCCTGCATTTTTCAAGATGGCTAAATCCGTCACGCCACCTGCGGATGTCTTTCTTTGCTTGGCAGCAGGATCAGGATAAACATAGATGTGCTTATCTTTATACCTTGCATTTATCTCTTGTACTAATTCATCAGTATTGGATGAGTAAATCACTATCTCATCATAAACAATAATCTTGTTGCCTATAATCTCTGATACTACGGCACTCATGGGATCAATATTGAAGTCCATGCCTATGTGTATTTCTGCCGTTTGAGGAGTGTATTTATCTATGACATTATCTTTTCTATCAAAGTTGTAATAAATCTGACCTGCATAATTAACAAATGATGCTTCATATTCTTGTTTAAATGTTCTTTCATCTAGATCAGATTTGGCTTGTTCTATTTCTTGTTTAGATACCTGACCGCCTTCTAGTGTAGTAAACTGAAATGATGCCCATTGGTCGTCATCTTTCTCTCTAGTAAATAGATTGTATGACCAGTTGCCATATCCTCTTGGAGTTCCACAGAATAGAGCCGCACCCATCCTTCCCTTATCAGACAAGGTTGGTCTAAGCACTTCCGTATAAGCGTGACTTTTTATGTCCGCAAATTCATCCATGACAAGAAAGTCTAATCCAACACCCCTCAGGCTATTCTCGTTATCTGCACCTCTCAGGGATATCTCACTACCATTTTTTAAGATAATCTTTAGATCACTATGATTAATCTTACTTACCCATTTATGTTTGACCATTCTATCCACTAGATCATTCCAAACAATGTCTTTAGCCATACGATAAGTGGGTGCTACATACCAAACCTTCTTTTTAGGATATCTAGCAAACTTAGCTATTTCTTGAACGCATAAAAACGTCTTACCAAATCTTCTACCAGTAATTAATACTCTGAAACGCTTATCACAATTTAATATTTCTTTTTGGGGTTTACTTAGCGGCACTTTTTTTACTTTTCAAAATAAAACAACCTATATGCCTTCCAAGTCCTTTACCTGCAGTTCCATCTTCAATAGAACACCATTTAACATCTTTTAAATTTCTTATCTCTGCACCTGCTTCAATTAACATTAATATCCATTTATCAATAGGAAACACAAAAACTACATCTTTGCCTTTTTCATGCTCTTTTAATGCTTTTCTAACCCATGCAGTAGCACCTTTTTTTTTACCTTCATGAATTATTGATCCAAAAGGAGGATTTACATAATTTGAATTTCCCCATTCGTTAGTCAATCCATCAAAATCGTCTGGTTTGGGATATGGGCATGGATCAAAATCAAAATTAAATTCATTATCTAATGATTCGTATAAATATTTAGGAGTTAGCCAATAATGTTTCCCATCTTTGGGATTGCCTTTATGAAATTTATTTTTTTTAGGATCTTTTACTACTTTTACCATTAATCAACTGACCATGCTAAAGGTTGATCATCATCTGCCATTTTACCACCATCTGATTGACCTAGAACTTGTTTGCCTAACCATATTAAAACTGCTGCTGATCCATTCTCTGCTGCTTTTAATTGGAGTTGTCTTAAACGTATTTTAACCATACTTCTGCCTTTTGTTGTAAATTCCGAATAACTCTTTTCAATAAGGTCTGCACTACATCCATAAAAATCTGCTATTTCTTTATTTGTGCATCCATAAGATGCTAGTTTTTGAACTTCCTCCCCTTTGATATCATATACCTTTGGTCTTGCCATTTTGTTTCCCTCTTTATGAGTAGAGTGTACTCTATTTTAATTTTGTACCGCAATTAGGGCAGCTTTTCTCTGTCTTAATCTTGGCTACATCATCCTCTTTATCAAATGTAAAGAAATCTTCAAGTTCTTTAGTATCAAACCCTGTGATCTCTAAATCCATATTGATATCTAGCAAGTCCGTAAATTCTTTGTTTAATAAGGAAAAATCCCATTCACTATACTCATTTGTTTTATTATCTGCTATTCTATATGCTTTTGCTTTTTCAGGGGATAGATCAGCAATTAGCACTGGTATCTCTTTACATTCTAATATCTTAGCTGCTTCATATCTGGAATGACCTGCAACAATCACTCCTGCTCTATCTACTACGATAGGCTGCTGCCAACCAAATTGTTTAATGCTTTGAACTACCTTATCTAAGTTTTTCTTTTTTCTAGGATTTCTAGCGTAAGGTTTAATATCTGTAATAGATTTTATTAATACATTCATTAGTGATAAGTTATCTGAGGTTGTAATTTAAAACCCATAAGATCCATAATGTATTGCAAACTTTGTTCTGCATCTTCTTTACTTTCAAACACTCCATAATTTACATAAGCGGAATATGTACCATCCTCATTATCTACAATAATATAATTTTGAGGTTTTTGCATAACTGATTTACTCATTTAACAATTCAAAGATAACAATTAATTTTTATATTCCAACCATGAATGTTTACCATATTACTAATAAATCTATTCAGTTTTTTCTTGACTTGTTCAAGTTTGATCATGCTTCTCAAGGCATTAACAAGTTTGTAGAAATAGAATTTAAAGAGCAAGATAGAGAATGGGCTAAATTGCACTTTATGAATAAATAACCCATAACCCACCCCTATGAAGGAATGGGTTTTGGGTTTTTTTCAATATATTCGTCAAGTTCCCTAATATATCCTACTGACCAAGATAAAGGTTTCATTCCTTTTCTTCGCATATCTACATCAGAATTAAACTTCCAATCTTTCATTTCTTGATCCGATAGCTTCTTCTCAGCCACTATTTCTAGATATATCTTCTTTGAAATAAACCTCTCTAATGCCTTATAAAATTCCCCTTTTTGATTTCTGTAAGTTAAGAACTTATCTCCTAAAGATTCTTTCTCATGATCTTTCAACTTCTTCCACTGCTGATAGCTATCATACTTAGTTGACCTTCTATCATTCTCATCAAGAACATACTTTCGCCAGAAAGTATCAAACTCCTGCGTATATATATTTAGTTTATTATTAGTAGTTAGTGGTTTGTAGTTAGTGGTTAGTGGTTGGCATATGCTTGGATCATGCTCAGGCATATGCTCGGATGATGCGTTAGCATCAGGTGTTGTATTTTTACCCCCATTTGGTGTACCAAATGACTTCAGTGGAACACCCCATCTAGCAGTAGCAGCTTTCTTTGATTTATCGTGTCTATCTTTAGCTGCTTGGATTTCCTCAGAACATCTCTTATTCCTGATCTTTCCATCCTCTATTCTGATCTTACCCTTCTTGATGAGTTCAGATTTGACCTCTGATAAATCTTCGCAAAATCCTCTAGTTGCTAATTCCCAGATAATAGGATCATCAAATAAAAGATCATCATTGGTATAAATTAGATCCTGTAGCCTTCTATAAGTTAGTTCAGCTTTATAACTGAGGATCATGCACCCAGATAATTGATCATCAGGGCAATAATTGATAAATATCATTTTAGCCATTTAAGTTTCTCCCCTTATTGTAGCAGCTTATACATTTATAGATTTCTTTATGCTGATACAATCTTATTGACATAAATTTAGTAAATTTTCTCCAACAATTTTCGCATCTAATAACTACTCTTTCCTTATTAGGTACAAATCCTCTGTTGCTAACCATTAGATACCCCATATCTGTTTCCTTGCTTCTACCATTTTGGGGTTATTCCAGATAAAATCATCTACATTAGGTTGATAGATATATGCCCAGTCTTTAGGATCATCACATATCTGCAGCACCCTATCCATACCTTTAAGGATATTTCTGATCTCTATTTCATGCTCATCAGTAAATTCTATTTCCTCAAAGTGATGTTTTGTAGGTGTGACTACAAATAAGCTGCAGTGAACTGGTTTTTGATATTTCTGTTCTAATGCCTTTTTATAGATCAACTGCTGCAACTTATCAGAATGATTAATTGCCATTCTACCTTTGGTCTTGAGATCAAAAATAAACATTCCTTCTTCTCCTAAATCCCAAACAAAATCGGAATAACCAATAAAGGGAATACCCTCTATTTCTACAGTTAATTCTTCTTGATAAGAGTGTAGCGGTTGATTTCCAAATCTATTAAATAATGCTCTGCAATTCTCATAATACTTTGGAATAAGTTTAAGATATTTAGCTACTTCATCCTGATTATGATAATCTTTAAGAGTTTGCTGAAAATCTCTTAACTTCATTTGAGTATTATCTTCAGATTCATTTCCCATTAATAAATCTTTTAATAATTCTTCAACAATGATCCCTGTAAACATGGCAGGATTAGTACCTGTGTTGATCTTAAATATTTTATTAATAATAAACTGGCAGGGGTATGACCTCCATGAGTTTAATTTTGAGTATGACATGGGCAATAGATCCCAATGTTCAAATCCTTCTTTATTCATCATTGTTCCTCCTTAGAATAAATTAGTTTGTTGTTTAGATTCTTCTTTAAATTCAAAATACAATAACTGATGTATATCAGAAGTGAATTTATCTTTTACTGGTACTGAGTAAGCGAAGCTGCCAAAACTTTCTATAGGCAGGATCATCTTTTTCTCATAAACCAAAATCGCAATATCTTCATTTCTGCGTTTACAGTCATTGATTACTTTATCTCTCACTGGTGCAAATCCCTTGAATAGAGATTTGATTTTATATTCGTGTACTTTTCTCATTTTTTAGCTTCTCCTTGTAGTGTTTGTATAGTTTATCAGCGTACTCTATCGGATCAAAGTTTAGATCACCCCAGAATTTCTTTTCCCCAAACTTAGTATGTAGTAAGTGATGACATGGGTAAAAACAAAGCGGCACTACTCTACTATCATCTCTAATCATAGCGCCGTATCTTCTAAGTTGAACATGGTGAGCCTGTATCGTTTCACTGATCTTATAAGTTCCATCCCTTACCTGACATGAGATGCAGGGTAAACTACAAACCCACATCAGGTATTTTTTATCCTTAATGATCTTTCTAGAAGGGGATATTCTCACTAGGTTTATCTTCCTCTTGGTTAAAGGGTTTAGATGATTGACTTGCCCAATATTCACTAGGAACTAACTTTAAAGTCACTGCATTGATTGTATCACCATTTTTATTTTCGGTTTTCTTCCAAAGAGCAACTTCATAGATACCTCCCTCCATTGGTGGGATTTCAACTTTACCATTTTGATATAATGGTAAGTTATCTCCGTCTTGTTTCTTTTCGTTAAAAAATAAAGTTATATACATTATAGACCTCCTTTGATCGGTGTATTTTCAACTTTAGGCTTTGATGCTTTGTTTCCATCATCATCAAAATCAGCTTCCAGATTTAACATAGCCTGAATGTGATATCTGCGGTAATAAGTAATTGCTGATCCGATCTGTTGCGGATTATTAGATACATTACCTAAGACTGATCTTGAAGTTATGAACTGACCTGTTCCTGTGTGTACTAAGTTAGTAGTTAGGAATTGAAGATCATATTTATTTAATGCTTCTTCTGTAGCATTTTTTATATCTACTAAGGTACTGTATTCATGCACTCCGTTTTGAGTTTTAAAGAAATTGTTTTTGCCGTTTTTCTGTAATGGCTTAAACTCATTCTTTGCTGCTTCAAGTGAAGTAAGCAGTTTGTCTGTTCTTATTTCCATATAAGTTCCTTCCTTAAAGTATGGAATGCCCACGACCTCGTAAACATTCTTTTACTAAGTTGTTATAACTATACTCCATCTTGTCAATTAAGAAAAGAAAAGATGGTCTGATGTACCAGTTATGAACTACCTTATAGCCTTCAACAACACCATTGGTATTGTCTTTAGCTAACTGTTCGCAGCTATATTTATCGTCTAAATATCTCTGAGCCACTTCGCTACCCTTATTTCCTCTTGGATCGTGAATTATCTTTGATGAGCATGAAGTTAGCAAAATTATAAGTAGTATAACTATCTTTCTCATTTTTCACCTCCTGTTTTTCTACTAAGGGTATAGAGAATTTCCCATCTCTCTCAAAGCACTTCTCTAGGATGTGCATAAAAGGTTTAAGTTCTGGTTTCATTGGGTATATTCTCCTGTTCGTCTTTATAGCCTTGTGCCGTACACTCAGGGCATTGATTGACATTACCATCTTGATCAATGAAATAATGATTTCCCTGACAAATATCACAGACTGATTTTTCTTTTTCTTGCATTAGTTCCTCCTATTCAAACAAGACTTTGATTGGTCTTTGATTATTAAAGTTATAAAGTTTTACCATAGAAGTTTTATGATCATCATAAGTAGATGCTTTTTTCCACTTATAAGGATTATTCTCATAGGCTCTAAAGAACTTCTTAATGTCTAACTTATATAACTTGTGAAGATGTAATAATGCTCTAATGAAGTGTGCCTTATTCCAAATCTTCTTCTCAAAAGGTGATTGAACTAAAGTTGCTACAAAACCTTTGACATTGTTGAATACCTGTTCAGTAATCTCCAGATTGCCATTCTTAAAGTTCTTGTAGAATTTGCTATAACCTTTTTCATTATCACCTATTGATAAATAACCACATGC